CTCAGTTTGTCAGGCACTGTGTCACCTGCCTCAAGAGAGACGACATCGGCTACGACATGGGACACGGACAGTAGGTGCAGACGCTCCGGCTTGAGCTCGTCGAGGATACACTGTGCCTCTTGTAGGAAGCGGTCATACGTGCGCTGTCCGATTGAGCCGGAGGTATCAAGCACCAGCACGATCTCGCCTGCCTTCTTGTTACGTCTGCCAGCACCCACTACTCCTGTTGTGGAATAGACCGGAGCATTGAACGGCGCATCCCATCCGCAGCGTGAACGATTGGTGAGCCACTCACGCAGCAGGTCAGGCCAACCTAACGTCGAACCGTAGCTGCGCTGGCTACCGACACGCTGTCCGGTAGATCCGCCGCTCGCTTGCTGTCTCCTATCAATCTCGTCAGCTATGAGGATACGGTCGTTGTCCTCCTCGATCTTGTCGATTGCCTCGGCTTGTGTCTCACCCTCCTCCGCTTCCGGTTCGATGTTGTCATCGGCTCCGGTTCCTACGAAGTCGGAGAGGTCGTCGCTGTCTAGCTCTTGCGGTAACCCTTGTAGTTCTTCGCCTTCCCCGCCTTCGCTTTCCCCGACGCTGACATCGTCCTCTCCTCCGTCGGCATCACACTTGCCATCACCTTGTTTGCTATCGTCTTCTCCGCTTTCGTCTTCGGTATCAGACTTGTCTTGTCCTTCATTAGTTTCATCCGTGTCTTGTTCAGGTTCATTGTCTTGTTGTTTAGGTTGTGGTTGTGGTTGTGGTTGTGGTTGTGGTTGTGGTTCTTGTTTGGGCTGTGGCTTGCTGAGTTCTCGATAGAGTTGCTCGACTGACTTGTCGCCAGACAATGCTTCGTCGAGCAGCACACCTTCGATGAAGGGGAACACCTCCCGCTTGAGCTCACGGTTACGCATCGCGATCATCGCATTGATGACGTAGTCGGCGGCGATGTTTGCACGCTTCGCATCTGTCAGCTTAGCCAGTCTCCAGCCGTGCCCCAATAGGGCATGAAGGGATTCGTGCACCAGCAAGAATGCGATCAGGCCAGTCGCATTGGGCTGGCGGCAAAGTTTATCGATGCCACTGCGGTTGAGCAGCAGGCGGCGACCATCGGTTGCGCCGTAGGGGATGGCATCGGACCACTCCCACTCCATTGACATGAGCTTGCTGTATGCGAGGAACCAGTGGCGACTGACGCTACGCATGGCAGCGGCAAGCGGATGGTCTGAAGGGAACGATGTTGGATCTATTGTATTTGATTTCATATATTTTATTTAGGTTAGGTGGGGGAGGTTCAAGATCGCAGTGTGCGACCTTGAACCATCCCGTTACAGGTTACAGGTTACAGGCCGAGGGCGGCGAGCGTCTCGTCTGCTTTGCTGATTGCCTTGTCTGCTTTCGCGGCGATGACTGCACGTTCATCCTTTGTCGGTATCCCGATTGGCAGTGCCGCTGCATCGGCGGCAAGCCTTACTACCTCATCGATCTCGGGCAGGTCAAGGAAGTTTAGATTCTTCACACGCTTTGCCTCGTCACGCAGCTTGTCAAACTGTGTCAGGTGCAAGCGGTCGGCGTTACGCATCGCATCGGTGAAGTCCTCGATCACTTTCTTGAGGTCACGAACAGGCCCCGCATGGGAGGTGCGGAAGTCCTCTTCGATCTGGCGTTGGCTGTCTGCCCTTACCCGATTAGCTACCTCCTCGGTTAAGCCAGTGAGCACCGCCTCATTGACGGACACCGGACGATTGATGACGGACAAGCGCATCGTGAACTTGCTCGCCACTTCCGTAGCGGATGGGATGTTGACCTCGTTGGCGAAGCCAGCAAGCCTGCCCTTGATGATGTTAAGCAGGTCAGGATACGTAGCGAGGATGTCCTCACGAATCGTATCGAGCTCCACCATCGCATCATCGAACACGTTCTGCACTTCACCTACGTCCTTCACACGGAGGTAGAACCCGCCAGTCTGGCAGAGCATACCGAAGCGGCGAACGGCAACGCCTGTCCGCTGCTGCAAGCTGATCGCCTTGCCCACCGCCGTGCCCTTAGCGGCAAGGATGGTATTGTATAGGCGGGCTGCGTCCTTCTCCGCTCCGGCTGATGTGATTGCACGGGCCGAAGCCGAACGGTTGAGTGCGGTAGTGGCAGGTGCTGTCGTCGCATAGTGGCAGAGCACAAGGGATTGAGCGACCTTCAGGTTCAGGGATGTATTGGTTGTTGTCATAATGTTACTGTCTATTTTGTTTTGTTGTTAATGAACGCTTCAACTATGCGGTAAGCTACGCAGTGGAAAGTCAAGACCGTCTTGACTTATCCGAGGATCAAGGCATGGGACTTAGGATGCTCGCTGAGGGGGATGCCTCGACGCTCGGCGGAACGTGCACCGAACTCGCGGATGTCGCCTCTGCATTTGAGCAGTAGGGTAACAAGCCAGTCGAAGCCTCCGCTATGCACCGCAATCGGGATGTCCTTCACGCCCCTCGTTGCCTGACTCAGGCAGGCTGAGACAAGAGCGAACTGCGAGGCCGGATCATCTGGCACTTTGAACCCGTCAGGATTGCTGCGGAGGCTGGCAATGTCAGGCAGCTTGTCAACGTGCTGCAAGAATGCGAAGAACGCAGTTGCCGCACGGTCACCGATGCTACCCTTGACTGCCTTACGGTAAACTTCTTGCGATGACTTACGGATGGGCTCAAGCAGAGCGACTGCCTCCCATGTCCGAGGACAAGGATGCGGTGCACCATCGTAGGGCATGACAACTGGCGGGTTGAAATGGTCGAGACCGTCACCACCTGTCGTGCCGAAGCGAAGGAATGCCGGAACGTGTGAACCACTCGCCACCAGTTCTTGTCGTCCGTCATACCAGTCGAGCCAGTCTGATACGTTGGGGTCGAGCGTCACCTTGATGCATCGCTCGGTGAACGGGGCATCTTCCACAGCGGAGCGAGTGCCGTCCTGTCTACGGTTAGTGGCACACACAACGAAGACGTTAGTGCCCAACGTATGGGAACCCACCTTCCGGTTACCGGATGCAGGGTAGAGTGACCGAAGCAAGGCCCTGACTTGTGGGTCGTAGTCGTTGACCTCGTCGAGGAACAAGAGGACAGGCTTGTCACCGACACGGTCGAGGGTTGGCCAGATTTCAGGAGCGGAGAACCATGCGTCCCTTGTAGCGGAGTCGGGCACAAGGTAGCCGACAGTTTCTTGGGGGCCTTGACCGTTGAGGTTAACGTCCCACACCTCACGCCCCATCTGAGGGCCGAGGACATTGCAGACCATGCTGGTCTTGCCTGCACCCCCTGACCCTACGATCATGAGGAAACGGTTGACGAGGAGTGCTGCCTCAGCGAGGGGAAGCAGTTCGGATGGGCGGATTGGATTGATTGCGTTGTTCGTTGTCATATTATTTTTGTTTTTGTTTTGTTGGGTTGGCAGGGGGTTGGACCGTGCCGGAGAGTCTTGTAATTCAGTTTGCTTTTGCCGTCAAGAATTTATTTCCAATTATTTTTGAGGTGCTTTAGTCAAGACCGTCTTGACTGTTTCGCCAAGCAGGTTGTCAATTAGTTGCTGGGTCTTGCTGTCAAGCTTGGACCTGACCTTAGGCCAGAGTGCTTTGATGGCTGCGAGGACGGCTTTATCTAGTGTGTTCATAGGTGTATTCATAGGTGTGTTTCGTTTAGCGTTGGTGCTGCAACTATGCGGTAAGCTACGCAGTGGGAAGTCAAGACGGTCTTGACTTCTCAGGGTTAAGGGTAGTAGTTGACCTCATGTGATGCCGGATTGATTATCCGCACAAGGTAAGCGATGACTTGCGAGGGCAGGTCGTCTCCGATGGGGTGCATACCTGTTCGGTCCCCCATACGGTAGTCAACCCATCCGTTTCTTACTGATATTACCAAATGCATATGTGTGTTTCGTTTAGTGTTGGTGCTGCAACTATGCGGTAAGCTACGCAGATTGGTTCAGGTATCAGACAGCACTTCGTGATCGATGCGGAAGCTGCCTTCGATGTATTCACCGCATGGCAGACCAGCATCCTCTGCCTTCTCGACGGCTTCATCGAGAGAGGATGCTTCGATTTCTATGTGGCCGTAGCACTCCCATGATACAGGGATCGTGTATGTTCTTAAAGGTGTGTTCATGTTCTTGTTTGTTTTGTTTTAGTGTTGGTGCTACAACTATGCGGTAAGCTACGCAGTAGAAAGTCAAGACCGTCTTGACTTCTCAGTGAACTCCAATGGCAATTGTCACGCCGTTCATGCGGGAAGACCCACAGGCATGAGACCCATCGGGCAGGCAATCTCCACACTTGCCGGGGCAGACAAAGACTCGCTTGCCTGCTGACTCTCGCACGTTCTTCGCATAGGCTGCATGACCTTCGTGCCGCTTGGACTGATAGGCTCCGCTTCTCATGTGATGCCGCTCTACAGGCACGGCAATGAACTCGCCTCGCACTACCGGATGGTCTCGCATGATCTCTAGCATACGCTCGCCGTGCTTGCTTCCGCCGCTAAGGTTGAGGGTGTAGTTCTTCGGCCATACGTAGCCTGACAGATGAAGCTGTATGAACTCTACCCAAGACTTTGAGTAGCCGTAGACCTTAAGGTCGGGCCGCTCATGGATGAGGTCCATCCAGAAGCGGAGGATCTCGACGCTGGCGAAGTCCCCGTCTACATAGAGACGGACTGCGATGCCATTAGGCAAGGCAAGGAACGCTTGCCGGATTAGGCCACGACCCGCCTCGCTACGAAGCAGGATGGAGTTGGATACCTGCCTGCCCCATGCATTGGGTTGTCTCCATGCCTGCTTGCTATAGCACCAGCCTGCACACTCACCTGCACCGGGGCAGTCAAGGATTGCCATCGATGAGAAGCAGACGAACGGTAGCTTGCCATTACCCGCCGTGAAGATGGAGAAGGCCGCTTGCGGTTCCCTTGCCACGTTCACAAGCTTGGAGACTACGTTCTCCCATGTGCCCTTGGACAAGGCGCGGAGCGGTTCCTGTCCGAGGAAGCGGAAGGCACTGTCGGTCGCCCCTTTAATGAGGTCGGATGCGATTGTCAGACCCAAGGCATGGGTCATTTTAGGTGTATAGTTCTTCATTCTGTTTTCGTTTAGTAGTTTCAGTTAGTCAAGACCGTCTTGACTTTCTTACAGACGGATTCCTTTTGCCAATGCTGGCAGGTCGAAGGACAAGGTGGACAAGCGGGACGGTATCCAGAAGCACAAGCCACGGCCAATTACGGGGGTGGGTTTGTCTAATGCTTGCAGTGCTGCAGGATTCTTCGCCATCAGATAGGTGATGGCGGCGGTGATTGTGATGGACTGTTCTTGTTTCATGTGTCTTGTTTCTGGTTTGGTTTGGTTTGGTCAAAGGTTTGCTTCCAGTTGGGTATACTCCTCACGCAGGCGGCGGGCTTCCTCATCCCACTTTGCGGCGGTGGCGGCATCGCCATCATAGTCCGCCTCATTGGCGGCTGCCAATGCGTTCGAATACCACCACCGCAAGCGGTGAAGATGGTCAAGACCGTCTTGACTTTTTTCTGCCGAGACATCCATGTCTGGCAGAAGTTTCGTTCCGAAGAGAGTGAGGCGATTGTATGTAGTCTCGCCCTCTTCTAGCCAGTATACTATGAGGCTGGCATTGTGCTTCACCGCCGCCGCAAGCGCGGCCTTGCTCGAGCGGAATGCCTTCGGCTTTCCCGCTGCCATCCCGAAAACACCACGCCAACCTCCCTTGGAGGTTAGATACTCTATTTCAAAATAGCCCTTGCGAGCTACTTCGTAGTGGGGTGGATACTTTAATTGTCCGGTTAGTTCTTGTTTCATGTGTCTTGTTTCTGGTTTGGTTTGGGGTGATTTGATTCCTGAATCCGGCAGGGGTCGAACCTTGCCGGATGCAGGATGCAGGGTTCAGGCGATCTTGCTTGCAAGGGTGGCAGCGGCGACTTGTGCCTGTTCTTTCGTGATGGAAGGCAGGGACTTGATCGCGGCGAGGATTTGCTCGAACGTGAAGCCGGATTTGTCAAGACCGTCTTGACTTTCCGGCTTGTCGGCTTTGCCATTGTTTCGGTTAGCCTTTGCGTCGCCGTCGAAGACCACGCTCAGGAGCTGAGCGATGCGCTGCTTCGTCACAAGCCCGACACCGTTCAAGAACTTGCTAGCAGACTTGCGATCCATGCTGGTTTGATGGCAAGCCTCTACGAGGTGACGGGTAGCTTGTGATTCGCTCACGCCGCCGCCGATCTCAGCCCATGCAAGAGCAAGAGCTTGGCCCGCTTCCTTGTAATTCTCGCCGGATGCTTGGCAAAGCGTGGCGATGGCAAGGGTTAGGTTATGCGAGGACTCAACGCAAGTCCAGAGGACGGTGGCGGTGGCGGTGGCGGCGGCGGTGATGGATGCAGTATTGTTTTTCATTTCGTTAGTTTCGTTTGTTTGTTTGTTTGTCGCCGATTGTCGGCATTGACCTTACCACGGTGGGGGTCTCAACACGTGAACGTGACACACTCAGATGCATTGCATCATGTACCCTGCGCCCTGCATCATGTATCCTGTAGCCGTCATCCGGCATCCCGTTACCCCGTAGGGGTAGCCTCCTCCCCCCCACCCCCCCATAGGTAGGGGAGCGGGCGCAGGTGACGGATGCAGGATGCAGGGACAGGCTACGGGTAGGGTGCACGTTTTTACGCAGGTAGTCTTATATGTATATACCCCCAGAGAAAAAAATAATTGAGGTTGACGGATCGGGGTGTGGCAGCAATAATACGTGCTTTTACGAACAAAAATTATGGACGATAGTTACTACAAGCGCAATAAAGAAGCCCGAAAAGAGTACCAGAAGGCGTACTACAACGCTAAAAAGGACGACCTACGCCGAAAAAGGGAGCTCGACGCCGAACTAAACCCAGAAAAGCAAGAGAAAACTCGAAAATATCAGCGAGAATACTACTTGACACACAGGCAAAACCTGTTGGAACGCAAGAAGTTACGCTATAACGAAGCCAAAAGCGCGTGAAACCTGTATCCGGTATCCTAATTGCATAATCCGGTATCCTGATTAGGATAAAAGTTGCATTATTGCAAGATAAGACTTGCTTTTTAGGGCGTGTGTCGGTGTCGGCACACGCTTTTTTGTGCTAGATCTAACATACATCTAGCAGGAAGGGGTCAGCTTGTTGAAAATAGTGAGCAGAGTTTTCAACAAGGCGGGGCTGTCTCGCGGACCACAATCGCACCACCGGATTCAGGATTCAGGGTACAGGATTCGGCTCTATTCAGTAAGTCAGAAATTATTTGAGAGGACTTTTGGTGTTTTGGATGGGCTTTACTACACGGGAGGAAAATGTGAAGAGTTTCTCAAACTAGTGTTATTCAATATAATTCAATAATTCAATTAAAAAAGGTATTATTGAATTATTGAGTTAATATGAATTACCTAAAGGGGAAAAGATATATATAGTATACACTAGCATTAATTCACATTGTAATTTTAATTGAACAAAATACTTGATGGGGTTTGGGTTTTGCCTTATGGTCTCGCTCATGCAAGAAGCGAAGCGATTACGACACGGCGATGTGCGAGAGGACGGTTTTGTGTTCTGGGGTTACCGGAGCACTTGCCGCAATTCGGAGTATTGGGTTTCGCGAGAGCGGTTCGATCTTCTCCGACTCACCCAGACTACGAAATACCATGAGCAGAACCTCCTTAGGGTGAAACATAAGAAACCCAAGAAGGAAAGGTTTGTCTCTGCCCTGTTTCCGATACGCCGTCGCCGCAAGCCAGTCCGAAGAATAATTCAGAAAGAAATTGACAAGCTGCCTTTTGCCCCTATTTTGCCCCTCGACATGACTACCCCATCCGAACTCACCATAATCCCGAACTACTCGAAATATGCCATCGCCTTTGACGGCACTGTCTTCCGAGTCCATCCTGCATCAAGAGGCCGTACTGCCGGGATGACCCACCGTGTGACTCCCGTCATCCATCCGAGAGGCCACCAATGGTGTGTGCAGCTTACAGACGATGACGGCAAGCGTCGTCGGTTGCCCATCAAGAAACTCGTCAATAGCATCTTCGGTGACGCAGAAACAATTTCTTGACTTTTGCGATAGCTCTCTCTATTGTTTTTCCTTGTGACGCAAAATTCGCCCGCTACTCCTTCCGGTCTAAACGAGTTTGACCTGCTTAACCTCGATCCTGTAACGGGAACGCCACCTGAATCACGCCTTCGTGATGTCAAAGCCGCAAACTCAATTTATGATACCCTACGAAAAGCTGACGAGAAGGCATCAAGCAATCGCGCTCGCACTGACGCTATGTTTGACGGAGCACCTCCGTACGATCAGCGAGTGCTGTATTCGACGGGCCAAGGCAACCGGACCAACCTAAACTTCGGTGAGGCCCAGCGGTATCTGGATGTGTCGATGTCGGCGTATGTTGACCTCTACACATCGTTGGATAAGCTGATGAACGTCAAGACGCGGTTGGGTGAGGCGGCAACGCGCCAAGACTCTGACGACATCATTGCCGAAGAGCTTACCCAAATGCTGCGTGAGTGGCCTGAGTTCCACAGCAGCTACCTTCGCCTTTGCACCGAGTTCACCAAACACGGAGTCGGCGTCGCTTACTTCGAAGACCCACACAGTTGGAAGTTTCGTGTATGCGGATTGGGCGACTTCCTCATTCCTCGCCAGACCCCTGCATCCGAGGAGTACATCGAAGTAGCCTGTGCCCGTCGCCAGTATCTGCTTCACGAACTCTATGCCTTCATCAAGAATCCTGAAGCCGCCGAGAAGGTTGGCTGGGACGTTGAAGAGGTGAAGCGGGTCATCATCAAGAACGCCCGCACTTCCGGTCGCAACGGCAGCAACACCTATGCTGACTGGGAGAGCACCCAACGCGAGATGAAGAACAACGACCTGTATACAGGTTTGGAGAACACCACTGTTCAGGTTGTGCACATGTGGGTCCGTGAGTTTGACGGCTCTGTTTCCTTGCTGATGTTTTCCGAAGAGACCCCAAAGTCCTTCATGTTTAAACAAACACGGATGTTTGAAAAGCCCGAACAAGCATACGTGCTGTTCTCGTATGGCGTAGGCACGAACGGCACCTACCATTCGGTTCGCGGTTTGGGCCACCGCATCTTCAACCATGTCCAGACGAGCAACCGTATCCGTTGCCAGATGCTCGACAGCGCGATGATGTCCGGCGCGGTAATGATCCAGCCGGAGACGCAGCGTGCGCTTGAAGACCTATCCTTCACGATGTACGGGCCATACTCGATTCTCTCACCCAACGTGAAGGTCATCGAGAAGGCCGCGCCGAATCTGTCGCAGAACATGATTCCGGCTCTGAGCGACCTGCAAAGCCAACTTTCCGCCAATGTCGATTTGGTGTCGACGTATGGCAACCAAAGCAGCCCGTACCGGAACAACCTCCAGACCGAACACGACCTTGCCGTTTCTTCGCGCCTGACAGGCTCTACAATCAATTTGTTTTACGCTAGCTGGGCCCGACTACTAAGGGAGGTCGTACGACGCGCTGTGAGCAATCCTCGACGCGATGAGCGCACTAAGGCTTTCTTTGCCCGATGCGCTGAGCGCGGCGTGAGCGAACAGGTCATTAAATCAATTGACCACAATAAGACTGTCGCCGTTAAGGCGATCGGTGCTGGCTCTGCCGCCAACCGCTTGCTTGCTCTCCGTGAGCTTAACCAGATTGCCGGAAGCTACGATGAAGTAGGTCGCCGCAATCTGATCCGCGACATCACTTCGGAACGGGTTGGTCGTGATCTTGTTGATCGCTATGCGCCAGCAAATCCAGAGCCACGAATGACTGTTGATGCGAAGATCGCGATGCTCGAAAATCAAGCAATGCAATCCGGCCAGCCCGTAACCGTTCTCGATAGTGAGCTACACGGAATGCACCTTAGGGTCCACAACCCCGTACTGCAACAACTTGTGGCTGGAATTGATTCCGGCGAGGTTGACCCGATGCAAGCCCTTCCGTTGGTTGAGGCTGTGTTCCAGCATTGCTCCGAGCATCTGCAATACCTTTCGGCTGATCCATCGGCTAAGGCACAGATCGCAGAATCGAAACAACTGTTGCAGATTGCACAGGAGGTCATCACCAACTTCAACCGCAAGCTGCAAGCGCAACAACGCAAGGCTATGGAGGCAGGTCAAGCCGAAGGCCAACCACAAGAGGGGCAACAAGCAGGCCCGTCCCAGACCGAGATGAAGATGCAAGAGCACCAGCTTAAGATGCAGATCGCGCAGCAGAAAGCTCAGATCGAAATGCAGATCAAGCAAGCTAAGGCAGACCAAGACCTTGCGTTGAAGGATGCAGAGCGAGCCTTGAAGTTTTCCGGCAACGCAACAAAGTAAATAAAGTATTTGACAAACCGTAAGCTTTACGGTTTTATCCCCACATGTCTCCACGTAAAGCTACCGTGCCGAAGCCACTAGAGCATTGGTTTAACGATATTGCCGCAATTACCCGACTCCGAGAGATCCTCGATGATCCTATCCTGCAAACTGCATGTGCTACCTTAACCAATGCAGCACAGCCAACTTACTCAAGTATTGTCGGTAGTTCCGGCAACAACGAACGCATCTGTTGGCTAGGCGGATATACTGATTTTTACCGAGACCTACAGAAACTTACTAAGTCTCCGACATCACGAAACAGTGTGCCGGAAGAATGGTCCCACATTGAATAATCCTCTACCATAAATTATGAGCGCACTAGAAGCAGCACCAGTTGAAGCTCCAGCAATGGAGTCCGCACCACCCGATAACGGTGGGTTTGTTGAATCCCTCGATTCGTTTTTCGATTCGTTGGATAGCCCACAAGCTGAAAGCCAAGCTCCTGCCGCACAAGCAGAAGCCCCATCGGAAACCCCTAAGTCCAACGAACCCCTGTCCGATCTTGACTTTGAGGACAATGCAAAGGACTGGACCCCACAAGCGGCACGGCGATTCAAGGAACTCAAGGCTGAGTTGAAAACCTACAAGACCCGTGCGGACGAACTTGAGCAGGATACGGCCCATAAAGCCAGCCGTTTGCAGGAACTTGAAGCCGTTGCCAACAATCCTGAATACGCCAACCTACAGGATCGTGTTGCTCAATACGAGCAGCAGATGATTGTTTCGAATCTGGAACAGAGTCAGGCGTACAAAAGCCTTGTTGAACAGCCGCTACTCAACCTTGTGAACGAAGCAGATGCCATTGCAGAGAAGTATCAAGTAGACGGCAACGGGCTGCTTGACATTATCGCCATGAGCGATGAGACAGCCCAAGAAGAACAACTTGCCGAACTGCTTGCTGCTGCAAGTGACCGTGATAAGTTCCGTATCTACAAGATCATCGAGGAAGTAAAACCAATCCTTGAACAACGCCGTGTGCTACAAGAGAACGCACAGGAAGCCCTACAAGAGGCTCAAGCCCTTGATCAGGAACACCACAAAGCGGAACTAGTGCAGCGCGTCCAGCAGCGTCAGGAAGCCGCTAATGCGGTTGCCGACAAACTACGCAGCAAAGTAGCGTTCCTCAGTGGCGTCGATGGCGTGGATCTAAACCAGCTTGCGAAAGAAGCGGCACAGATCGATCCCGCTACCCTTGACCATGTGAATAGCACGTATCAAGCAATGGCCGCGAAGCTGCTTCCTAAGATGGTTGGGCAGTACATGAGCCTCCAGAAAGAGATCGATTCGCTGACTGAAAGGCTTGCAGACTACGACCGATCAACACCTAAAGCTGGAGGCGGATCTTTGAATACTGGCTCCGCGCCTACAGCACTTGACGGCAAATCCTTCGTTGATGCCGTTGCCGCTGCCTTCGGCTAAATAAAAGTTATGGCTTCGTATAAAATTTGAGTTGACAAGTAATCAGTTTTATACGAAGCTTCCTTCGACCTGAAACTTTACAACACTATTGGTTTGCTCCATACCGTCTCGCAAGAGAGAATTTGGTTCTAGTAGTTGAGTAGATATAAGGGTTATTTGAAGCTTGGGCCTATGCGCCTGTCGCCTGCTTCAGCGACAACCGTGTATTCTTTCTAATTCAACAACCCCTTTTAACTTCTTAACTACCTACTATTATGGCTTCAAACGGTCTACAAACTTTCTCGAATCCAACCAATTCGACCACCGCAATCGATACCATCCTCACTCAAGAGGCTAACCGTATCGGTCAAGACATCTACCGTCGTACCCTCCACACCTCCCCGTGGATGGACCTCATCAAGCAAACCTCCTTCCCTGACGGAATGGGCTACACCCTCGGCACGCTGATCTATGATCGTGCGCTTCCGACCACTGAGGCTAACGGCTCTACGCTTGCCGGAAGTTCGATCTGGACTGGTGTTGGCACAAACCCACAAGATACCCTCGCTACTGGTAGCACCCTTGACCAGATCCTTGTCGGAGCACCAGACACCAACATTGGTGCTGGAACTGGTAAGAGCTTCCTTGCCTTCGGTCGCCAACTCAAACAGTACTCGCTGGAACGCGCCACTGTTGAGTCGCCTAAGATCAACGTTGAGGATCTCCGCTTCGCTGCTTATCGCACCGAACAGCTTCGCGCCATCATGGATGCCATGACGGAGTCCACGAAGTATTCGTGGGAAGAGCGTTATCGCGATCAATATGACAAGGTTGCAGGCAATCTTGTTGTGTGTCTTGCATCCGCTTCGACCACCTCGACCGCTTACAGCAATACCGCCACCGCTGGTTCCACTGTCGTCGCCCCTACCGCCAACATCAGTAACAAGGTTCTTGATAGTGCCTACTTCAAGTTGGTCCGCGCTGGCGCAGGCACGAATGCCTACGGTCGTGAAAACGCTCGTCCTGTCTTCGCCCTTGTCTGCTCGTCGGAAGCATCCTACGCGCTGCAAACCGAAGCCGGATTCCGCGACGACGTTCGCTACAACAATGCAAAGGTCAGCGATCTGATTGCGCCATTGGGAATCGAGAAGTCCTTCCGTGGTTTCTACCACTTGATCGACGATCTTGCTCCTCGCTTCACTCACTCGGATGACGACGGCGACGGCACTCTCACCCGTGTCCAACCATATACGGCTACTGCTGGTGTTATCACCCTTAATGCCTCGTACGAAACCGCAACCTACGAAGCCGCTTACGTGCTCCACATGGATGTCATGGAAAGCCAGATCCCTGAGCCAATCAGCGGTTCCAATGGTCTGACCTTCGATCCCGTCAACTATCGCGGTAAGTTCAACTGGAAGAACATTCCTTCGGTTGACCTCAACCCAGATGGCACGATTGGTTTCTTCCGTGGCGTTCTCGCCTCCGCTACGAAGCCGATCAAAACCGAGTTTGGTTATGTGTTCCTCTTCAAGCGGACCAGCACCACTCCTGCTGCCTAAACCCTAAACGCTAAGGGGTTCCTGTAAAAGGGAACCCCTTAGCTTCATCCTTTAACTTACTAAAACGATGCCTACTCTCGACGACGCCCCAACTATCCCTAAGCTTACAGCTACGACTCTTGTAGGTGCTAATCCAACTGAGACTACCACCACTCTCGACGAGCTTGATCTTATTCAAGTGTATGATGTGTCAACCCAGAAGGTGAAAACGATTACGGTCGCTAGTTTTGCCACCGCTCTTGGCATCACCGTATAACCCCCCATCCTGTATCCTGTTTCTCGACTCTTGCCTCATGTATCTTTACAGCAGGCATCTTGAAACAGGGTGCAGGAACCCCTTTTCCTCACTTGACTTATGGCTGAACTTAGAGTAGAAAAACCGTCTGCCTCTCCTACACGTAGCAGAGAAGAGCTAATGGCTCTTCTTAGTAAGAACCCTAATGTCAACCCAGAAACGGGTGCTCCTGATGCGGAGATGGTTGTCAAAGACATTACCAAAAACAAGAAGCTCTTGTCTGATATTAGTTCTGCTTCTGCTTCTCCTAAGGGGTCGCCAGCAGTTGAGCCAACCTTTATGGACGCTGTGAATCAGCGGATGCAACCAGACCTTACCCAAGGCGGTCCTATTGATATGCGTGTCAGTCCTGTTACTGGTGCGCCCTCTCCTAGGTTGGGCGAAGCTCCCGCTCGTCCGTTTTTAGACACAGCAAAACAACCATCTCCAGACCTTACCCAAGGCGGTCCTATTGATATGCGTGTCAGTCCTGTTACTGGTGCGCCCTCTCCTAGGTTGGGCGAAGCTCCCGCTCGTCCGTTTTTAGACACAGCAAAACAACCATCTCCAGACCTTACCCAAGGCGGTCCTATTGATATGCGTGTCAGTCCTGTTACTGGTGCGCCCTCTCCTAGGTTGGGCGAGACACCCGCACCCGCAGTAGATGCGGATCGTGCAGCTATGCTCTTTGCGAAGACTCACGGCTCTACCTTTGATCCTAAATCCAGTGCGGATAAGAAGAAGATGGCATCAATTACTTCCCTTATGGGCCAAGAAGGATCGGAAGCCTTGACCCCAAACCAATTTGCGCTTAAGATTTATCGCACAACGAAAAAGTAATTATGGATATCCCTACGCTACCACCACTTCCGCCGCTCCCCCCGCTGCCAGATATTTCGTCTATGGTGCTGCCACCGCTCCCACCACTCCCGCCGTTGATGTCGCTCCCACCCCCCTCCCCACCTAATCCTTTGCAGTGGGAAGCTTTTAAACAGAGTACCGTAGAACCAACAACACCGTAATTATGCCTGCTTACCTACCTATTCCCGAAGGACTTGAGATCCCTGAAGGCGAGACCTTCGATCTTGTCACTACGTATGCCGTTGATGGCGGGCAGCTTTACCCGCTTGCGGTTGGTGGCATTGCCTTTCCTGATATTGAGGCACCTGAAGAGGAAATGCCTGAAGAGGAAATGCCTGAAGAGGAAATGCCTGAAGAGGAAATGCCCGAAGGGCCGAACTCCTTTGCTAGCGCAGTGGAGATGGCAATGAAGAAGCCAAAAATGTAAGATGTTCGAGCGTAGCTTTAACGCCGTGACCGGATCAGTGGCCCCCGCTTTGGGGGTCATTGTTTCTTTTCAAGATCAACTTGATGCCCACCTACGCACCGCTTCTTTATTTGTTGGATTGCTTGTCGGACTGATCTCTTTGTTTAACGTCCTTAGAAAATGAAATCAATGCACATCCCAATCCCTGAAGGTCTTGAAGTACCACAAGACGGCAACACTAAACCGTTCAAATTGAGTGGTATGTTTGTCGTCATGGGTGGTAAGCTCATGCCACTGGAGTTGGGTGGACAGCCCGTCGCCATGCCCGAACATGAGGGCGAGGAAGAGGGTGAAGACGAGGAGTATGAGGGTGGTGAGGGTAAGTGCGACAAGTGCGGCGGCAAAGGCAAGTGCGAGATGCACGGACAGGAAGAAGAGGAAGACACCCCTAAAGGTAATTCCTTTATGGTCGCAATCGAGCGTTCGATGAAGCGTCGATAAAAACCGCTTGACCAAAGGGTCGTAAAGGTGTAGTCTTGTGCCCATGAAGACTACTATCCTCGGTTCCCTGACTATCGTATCCGCTATTTGTTTTGCTGCTATTTCTTTTTTGAAGAGCGGCTCCTTCGATATTGGCGTTCTGATTACTGGCGTGACCGCCGGAATCGGACTCATCAAAGCCGCAGACTCAACCAAGTAAGTGAATGCCCTCCTTGCATCGCTCACCGCTTTTGTCGCAGCGTGCAATGCATACTCACAGTGGGTATCTTGGCAACGCGAGACAGAACTGGATGCAATTGAAGATGAACTGGATCGGCTCGCTTCTATTGGGGATGGCTCTAGCAAGCTGCGGTTGGAACGACTCTCACAAAGGCTCCAACGAAAGCGCACTCTACGATCCGGTGACCGTGACGCTTAAGCCGTCCGTTCGTTACCAATTCGTTGAGGGCGATCTAGAGGGGCGCGGCCAGAAGTTCCATAGCCAGTACAGCTATGAGCGGGCCGTAATCATTGGCAACAAGAACCACAACTGGTGACAAAAAAACTAGTAGCTATTTGCGTCGGTCATAGCCGCGCCGGAGATAAAGGCGCAGTGAACAGCGAGGGCGTTTCTGAGTGGGCTTTTAACCAGCCTCTTGCTCAGCGCGTCTGCGAACTGATCCAAGAATCGGGTCACTTGACCGTTCTTGTGGATCGCTACGAAGGCCAGAGCTACAGTTCCGCAATGCTCTGGCTCGCTAAAAGGCTGAAAGAACTCAAAGTCGATGCCGCTATCGAACTGCACTTCAATTCTGCGGGCCCGATGGCAACAGGCTATGAGTTCCTGCACTGGTTCTGTAGCCCTAGAGGGTTGACCCTAGCCAGCAAAGTAAGCACAAGCTTTGCAAAAGCCTTTCCCGAACAGAGAAATAGGGGACTTAAATCAATCAACGCTGCCGACCGAGGCGGTTTATTCCTGCGTAAGAGCCACTGTCCCGCACTCATTTGCGAGCCGTTCTTCGGGAGCAACGCAAAGGACACCGCCTTCTTCTCCGCTCATCGTGAGGAACTGGCCCGCGCTTATGCCAATGGCCTTGTTAATTGGCTAGTTGCACAATAATCTTAGTTGACATTTCGTTTGTAACGGGATACCTTATCCGACGTAATGTCTGCTGCCAAACACGATCTCGTAATCCCAAGAGGTGAAGACTATAACTTCACCTTGCGTATTCTGGACTCGTTGGATGAGCCTGCTGACTTAGGCACCAATCCGGTATATGGCAAAGCAGAGATCCGTGAAGCTGACCGCAAGCCTCTGGCTGCGGCTTTCACCATCACTTCTTTGGGTGACGGCACTCTGAAGTTCGTTTTGACAGACACGCAAACTCTCGCGCTGGATGTAAACAAACGGTATAAGTGGGACTTCTTCTGGTTCGACGCGGCGGATGTCACGCACAAGTTGCTTTACGGAGACGTTACCGTAGCAGCCAATATCACGCACTTAACTTAAATGGCTAATTCAGAATACAATCTCAGTGTAGTTAACGGCAGTACTTTGACGCTTTCGTTGAGCGGACCAACTGGACCAGCCGGACCAGCCGGACCAACTGGACCAACTGGACCAGCCGGACCGGAAGGACCAGTGGGAGATGGTGATAGCTTATTACCACTCGCTGGCGGCGCAATGGATACTGATGCCATTATCACGCTCGATGTAACTCCTGATATCAACGATTTCAGCACAGACTCAGAGGTCGGCGGCTGGGGTTTCGGAGTTCAGCAAAAAGAAGACGGCGTAAACACTGGCTTATACGCGTATGTCGAGCCTAATGGCTTCCACGCTGAAACGATCACGACCAATTCGGCGCACCTTTCAGGTGACTCGCTCACCTTCGACAACGGCTCCAAGCTCAAGAAGGGCACGACGGACGCTGGCTTAGGCGGCAACGGCGGCATTGCGCTCAAGTGTTCGGTTGACTACGAACTCAAGTGGGATGCGGGTCGCCTATACACAATGGAGCAGGACGGCTTTACCATTCGCCGCGTTGACCGTTGCCGGAACATTGCACCAACGGCTTTTGACGACAGCACAAAAGGATTTGTTGTTGGATCGCTTTGGGTCTTAGACGATAGCACCGCCTATGCTTGTACTGACGGTTCAGCGGATGCTGCCGTTTGGGTAGAGCAAGCTACTCAGTCCAGCACCGGAGGCAACGGAGCAGCGGATGCTGGCAAGCTGGTTGAGTTCAACGCGGAGGGCGGTGTTGCATTTGAAGCTATCATTGCCAACTCCACCATCTCCACAAGCGGAACCGACGCCAGCATCACCACAACCGGAGTCCGTGCCGGAATCTCCACAAGCGGGAGCAACGCAAATATCTTTACAAGCGGATCAAACGCAACCATCTCCACAGAAGGAGACAACGCCAGCATCTCCACAAGCGGAGCCTACGGCAGCATCTACACAGCAGGAACCTACGCCGCCATCTCCACAGCAGGAGACAACGCTAGCATAGCCACAAGCGGAGCAAACGCCTACATCAGCACAGGCGGAGAAACCGCTTCTATCTTCACAGTCGGAATCAACGCCGAGATCTCCACACAGGGAGCCAACGCCCACATCTACACTTACGGAGCCAACGCCCACATCTACACAGAAGGAGACAACGCCCACATCTACACACTCGGAAGCGACGCTAACATAACCACAAGCGGAGCAAACGCCACCATCTCCACAAGCGGAGAATTCGCCCGCATCTACACAGACGGAGACAATGGCAGCATCTCCACAAACGGAGTCTACGCCAGCTTTCATACAAATGGAATTAACGCCCACATCTACACACATGGAGATAATGCCACCATCTACACAAACGGTTATGATGCGACCATTCATACAAACGGTCAGGATGGACATATCTTCACAAATGGAACTAGTGCCACTATTTATACAGCCGGAGATGGCGCACCCATTTACACCACAGGTAGCACCTCTACTATCTACACAAACGGATATCTGGCGCACATCTCCACAACCGGAAGCGACGCCTACATCCAGACACGCGCGACCTTCAACCTCTTCAACGGCAGCAACACCACCACGCTCTCCCACAGCCCCACTGCCAACCGCTCCATTGCGTTTCCAAACGCATCCGGCACGGTCGCGCTGACCAACCCATCAAGCGGCACACAGACGTTCACAGGAGCGCAGATATTCAACTCCACCACCCGCCCAACCAGTTCGGCAACCACTGCTACGTTTGCAGCAGCACCCGCAAGCAGTCTGATCACGAAAGGTGATGGGGATTCAAGGTATGGTGCGTTATACAATGGTGTTTCAATCCCGCAAGTTTCTTCCACTGATACTACGCCAATAAAAGTAGCCTCTGTGGTCCTGCCTATTGGAGTATATCAGATTGACTCTCTTGTTGCATCCGTCCACGGCACTGTTGCGTTATGCACTATTGGGCTGAGATCAAGTCACAACATTAGAATCACTGCGTACGAAAATTATGGTAACGACAATACGGCTCATGTAAGTAACCCCATTGCGAGCGATACTTTCACCGCATCACCAAAGTCTGCTGGTTCTGGAGTCACATTCAGTAGACGCGTAACAGGCATTGTTGAAATTATCACTGCTGGAACAGAACTTTCTATCGAATATTCTCAAGCCACAACAGATGCCACAGCTTCGCTTACCAGAAAAAGAGCATACATCATCGCAACAAAACTCAGTTAATCCCCTATGAGCATTATCCGTCAACTCACCCAAGCTGAAGCCGACTTACAGGCAAAAGAACAACTCGTCCTGCAAGCTGGAGAGGCGACTCACCATCTTGCCAGCACGCTCACCACAACCAACGCGCAGTTCTGGAGTCTCCCAACTGACCGCTTGCTTGCCGTGCTGAACGCCGACATTCCTGCTACGCTCGCTACGTTCGCCGCCAATACCGCATTGGGTGTGCAAGTCAACGCCAGTCTGGACGCGCTCGCTGTGCCACAGTTTACCACCCGCGCTCCTGTAACTGCTGGTCGCACTGACATCGTTTTCAACGGAACGGCCTTTGAGTATATCACCCCACAAATGGAACTTGCTTCTGAACCCTGAATCCTATAGACTTCTTCAATGCTCGCAGCAAATTACGATATCACTCTCGACCGCGCAGCGGATTACAGCTTCGTTCTGACGATTCAGAATCAGGCTGGCGTTGCCGTCGACCTTACGGATGCGGAATTTTACGCTGATGTTCGTGAGGTTGCTTCGAAGAAAGAAGTGCTGGACCTCACTCCCGCGATCTACGAAACCGCAACGGACGGGCAGGTTCAAATAATCATTACGAAAGCCCAGACCAAAACTTTGCGTGCGGGCAAAGGCATCTACGAGTGGGATCTATTCATGGATCGTAATTCAAAAAGAGAGCGTTTGCTTTACGGATCGCTTACTGCTCGCGCACAAACCACCAACGACGCTTAATTCCCATGCCATCCGATACCTATACCCTTACAATCTCCGATACTGGCGTATCTATTCCGGCTCCTCATGCTGCTTCTCATATTACTGGTGGCAGCGATCCAATATCAACAGCGACATCGAGCGTTAGTGGGTTGATGAGCCCCACTATCTTTAATCAACACACAGCTAATACTGCTAAAGTAGGTAATGTTACCCATACCGGAGACGTTACTGATGCTAGTGGCGTGCTCACAGTTACGAAGATTAACAATGTCCAGATGTCCTCCCTTGCAACGGGCGTTGTTAAGAACACGACCGGAACAGGTGCCCCGTCTATTGCTATTGCTTCTGACTTCCCCACCCTTAACCAAAGCACGACAGGCAATGCGTTGACAGCCACAACCGCTACCAAAGCCACGAACATTGCTGGTGGTGCTACGGGATCTCTCCCGTACCAAACCGCAAATGATTCTACGGCTTTGTTGGCTTCCGGCACATCGGGCACCGTGCTAAAGTCAAACGGCGCAGCCGCGCCATCTTGGTCTGCTGTTGAGAAGACAATGTTGAGTTCGGCGTTGTCCACTGAGATCACGACCAATACCGCTAAAGTTTCGAACATCACCCATACCGGAGACGTTACCGATGCTAGCGGCGTGCTTAAAGTTACGAAGATTAACAATGTTGAGATGTCTTCGCTCGCGACGGGGATTGTTAAGAACACAACCGCAACAGGTGTCCCGTCTATTGCTATTGCTGCCGATTTTCCAACTCTAAACCAAAGCACGACAGGCACCGCCGCCAAAGCTACACACTTAGCTGGCGGCTCTACAGGCAGCATCCCGTATCAATCAGCAGCCGACACTACTGTATTGCTAGCAGGTGCTTCGGGCACTTTCCTTAAGTCCAACGGTGCAGCGGCTCCAACTTGGGTTAGCATTGCCAAAACGGATCTCAGTTCGACACTACAAACCGAGATCACAAACGCAGCAACTACTGCTGTTAACTCCACCAATGCTACTAACGCCACTAATCTTATCGGTGGTGGTGCTAGTTCAATACCATATCAGTCGAATGCTGGCGTTACGGCGATGTTGCCCACCGCCTCAAGTGGGTTCCTAAAAGCAAACGGAGCAGGTGCCCCCTCTTGGTCGGCTATAACTTTAAGCGATGTCGGAGGGACACTAAGTGCCGCCAGTGGTGGTACGGGTCAGTCACTCTATTCTATTGGGGATATCCTATACGCAAACTCTGATACAGCTCTGGCAAAGCTTCCGTCTGCTGCTACTGGAAATGTGCTTCTTTCTGGGGGTGTTACGGTTGCTCCATCTTATGGTAAAGTAGGTCTTACAACCCATGTATCTGGAATTCTCCCTCTTGCAAACGGCGGTACTGGCACTACGTCAGGCGTTTCGCTAGCCGATGCTAGTGGTGTCTTGCCTGTCGCGAACGGTGGTACTAATGTTACGACTTCAACGGGCACTGGATCAGTCGTGCTCTCAACCTCTCCTACCCTATTTACTCCAGTATTGGGTATTCCTGCAGCCGGAAGTATTCTCACCAACTGCACGGGCTTGCCGTTGACATCGGGAGTCTCAGGCGTATTGCCCGTTGTTAACGGTGGGACGGGGGTTAGTCAATCCGCTTATGGTGAACTTTACCTCACAACCATTATTGAAACTGCGATAGCAACAGTGGATACCCCAACAAAAGTTAGTGGAACTACTACGGAGGGTCTTCTGTCTAATTTCTCGCATTCTAATGGTCGTTTAACATATACAGGAACAGCAACCCGCAAGTTTTATGTGAGTGTGTCCCTTAGTTTTCACGGAACCAATGGGACTGAATATTCTTTTTCTATTGCAAAAGATGCCATCCCAATAGCTTCATCGAAGCTCCAAGCAACAGGTTCGGCGGCTAATGTATTAGCTCACGTCTCAAGTCAATGTATTATCGAACTTCTACCGACCGAGTTTATTGAGGTGTTTGTTGAGAATGTAGTTAATGGTGATGAAGTAACTGTAGATCAAATGAATGTTAGTGTGTTTCCTCTAGTGTAATATGCCAGTCTCCCAATTACCCCAAGCTCCTTTTAGACAAGATCGTCGGATTTATCCAACGCCCGATAGCGGCGACGTATTGTTTAGTCAGGTAAAAGATTGCAGCCGCTCCGATATCCCTGCATACGGAACCCCACATCCTGATTCCGCCAAGTGGCCTTACCATAAACTTGTCTTTGTTAAGACTGTCGATATTGAACGCGACGGAATTTTTGAGTTTTTCTACGCAGCGGACAGAGAAGAACAAGACAGGTACAACTTTTCTTTTGGCTACCGCAACATTATTGGTAACGTCGGTGGTCGTGAGTTTCGTGTAGTAACACGAACCTATTTAACTCTAAGGTCTGAGTTCGATCCGCTGTTTCCTGCGTTCAAGACCCCAATGCCAGAAGTGCCGGAGAGCACATTTGATGGCATTAACTATTTGTTCTTCGACAAGAAGCAAGCCAAGAGCGAGCCGGAACTGGATTCTCTTTATGTTATCGAGGAACGTAACTATGTAGAGGAGAGCTTTTTAGATTTAAAGCTGAGCCACGGAGCACAAAAACCGGAAGTCGTACCGGAAAAGTTCCGTAGTATTCTCCCTACTGTGTCGGTAGAATACATCGAGGAGGGCCTTGCATCCGCGCCAACCCTAGCTAGCGATGAGCTTTCAGTCACCGAAGACCAGCTTAACCCAAGTGTTAAACTGGTTAAGAGGGCTAAAAGAGCCGAATTAGTTCTCCCAGTTAATTTACCGAATGGGCAGCTTATTGTGAATGACTATGGTGGCGTCGTAGCTACCCGAAAAGAATCTCTTGTAGAAGACGGCGAAACTACTGAATCCGGCTACGGTATTCTTGATAGTTCTGTTTCGGTTCTAGGTAATGGGCAGAGCGTTAAAGTAACCATCGAAGCACCAAAAGACGCTAATGGTAATGTTCTGTTTCCTACAATTTACGGGGCGCAGATAGACAGTCGATATGGGGTTCCTCTTGCTTTCTCTTCCAGCATAATCCCATCAAACTCTGAAAGTGGCGGTCTTTATTACGGTGCTGATGGGTCTTTTGGGTCCGTTGATATCCAACCCAAAGATCAATGGCACTCTACTCGTAGCACGACGTATCTACAATCACTACCAGCACCACAAGTATGGTTTGGCTTACGCCGAGAAAACTTACCTGAAGTTCTATTAAGTATTGATGTAATCGGTTTAGAGCGGTATGTAGCGGTTCCCACATGGAAGCGCGTGCCTGATGGGCCCTTAAAATCCAGAACAACGCGATCATTCACACACGGACCACCCCCCGATGTTGATTCTGCAAACACCCGCACTGTATGGGCCTCAGAAGCTTTTCAAGCTGTTATTGAGTACACTTCAAAGAGCACATCGATAAGTGAGTCTAGTAATAGTGGTACGTCTAAGGGTTCCTCTGTAAACTCGTCGAGGAGCATATCGAGTAGTTCGTCCACCTCTAGGTCCACAAGCACTTCCGAAAGCGAAACAAAAGGAACGTCAAAGAGCAGCGGCACTTCAGAACAGAGCGGAACAAGTACATCGAGCGGCACTTCGACCCAGAGCGGAACAAGTACATCGAGCGGCACTTCGACCCAACAGGGAACCAGTACGTCGAGTGGCAGTTCGACCCAACAGGGAACCAGTACGTCGAGCGGCAGTTCGTCCCAAAGCGGAAGCAGTTCGTCGAGCGGCAGTTCGTCCCAAAGCGGAACCAGTTCATCGAGCGGCACTTCGTCTCAGAGCGGAACCAGTTCATCGAGCGGCTATTCTTACAGTGTGTCTGCTTCGAATGGCAGTGGGGTAACCCGATCTTCGGTCCAAACAAATAGAGACGGCGGGTACGTCTGGAACAGTACGCCAGAGGTATCTAGAAAAGAAACAGTAGATAGCAGAAAAGAAAACTCATCAAATGATGGTAACAATGGTTCTTCTGCAAGAAGTTCATCGAGCGGCACTCAGACTCAGAGCGGAACCAGTTCATCGAGCAGCACTTCGTCTCAGAGCGGAACAAGTACATCGAGCGGCACTTCGTCTCAGAGCGGAACCAGTTCATCGAGCGGCACTTCGTCTCAGAGCGGAACCAGTACATCGAGCGGCACTTCGACCCAGAGCGGAACAAGTACATCGAGCGGCACTTCGACCCAGAGCGGAACCAGTTCATCGAGCGGCTCTTCGACCCAAGAGGGGCAGAACGAATCAATCAGTAGCTCAAAAGGTAAAAGCACTTCAGTTAATGACGGTGAGTCAGAATCAGATACGCAATCAAATAACGAATCTACATCTATATCTGAGTCTGAGAATAGGTCGCGATCAGTAACTACAAGCACTAGCTTTTTTACTTTATCCATCCCTAAGTGTTTAAGAGAAGAAATAAACGTGTCTCTTCCTTCGGGAGAGAAAGTGGTTATCCCCGCGACAACACCAACCACGCTTGATGGTTGGATCGAAGTGGCTCGCCAGTCCGAGCACTGGAGACACGGTATATGGGTCACAGAATTAATCGAAGTTTACGTTTAACTTTATGGCAACTACTCTTGGAATCATAACACCGGATAATACGGCCCCTGCGTCTGGGGGTATTGGATCATCAGCGGGCGGCAGTATGCCCACTAGTGGTCAAGGGCTACAGCCAAACATAAACAGTGGCAACACCAATACTACTGGCAATATTTCTTCATTATCTAAAGACGATGTGTCACAAGTAATGTTTGATTTACTTAAAAATACCTCGATCAATGGGGTATACCCAACGGTTTCTGGGGGAAACATGGATTACTCATTATCTACAGGGTCTAAGGCATCAGATGAATGGGCTAAACAAAATTGGCAGGGCACACCCCCTCCGGTACCGCAAATTGAAGAGCCTAGTATTCAAAGGGGGGCTTACAATCAAACAGACGCACCGCCACCGACGGGCGCACCACCACCACCACCACCGACGGGCGCACCCCCTCCGGTACCGCAAATTGAAGAGCCTAGTATTCAAAGGGGGGCTTACAATCAAACAGACGCCAAGTCTAGTTCTACTGTAGAGAATGGTAAGGTTGATCCTGCCTCGTCCGATTCTAGTTCTGTTTCAGACAGTAAGCTAGCCGCCTCTGACTCGCGGGCTGCTCGTTCTAACGAGTCGGAGCAGGGTGTTAAGAACCCCGAAAGTAACGAGATATCTCGACGCGCAGGAAATGAAAGAGCGTCATCGATGGTGAGCCAAACCCCGTTGTTGCTTTTTTCGGCGGACAAGCAGAGTGCGATGGTCGTGTATGTCCAAGACTCAAACACAATCAGTGTTGACCCAGACCCAGAAGACCGTTACCCAGAAGAGATAAGAGATTCGCTGTCGGGAGAAACAATAACAGAAGACGATTATTTTGTTTCCGGCATACCTATAGACTTTTATTGCATCAAAGATAATGAATATGGGTACATCACGTTATCTGCAATGACCAAATTTAAAAAGTTTGAAGAGTAATAGAGTTTATGTCGATCCCTTTAGAAAAACGCGATCCTAGTTTTATAATCGTAGCCCCAAAGGGCGAACAGTATTCTTCTATAACCGATGAGGAGTTTGATATCATTAAGGCCAACTTTAAAGCCTTTAGAGAAATAACATTTGAACAATATTGTGACTGGGCACACATCGGGAATACAGTTATAGGCAAAAGTGTAAGAACAGGAATCCTTCCTCACGACATTTCGGCAAATCTAAAACGATATAAATCCGTCAAGGTTTTTGAGGCAGGTGGCGGCGGGTCGGGAGAGGACGTGCCACTAGATTTTAATAGCTTTTATGCGGGGCAGCTTTCAGCCACCTGTCCAAAAGGCATAAATTTCTTTAGACTATCGGGTCAAGATTTTATTGACTCACGGTTCGAAAATAGCGAAAGTTTTATTATCTCAAATGAAACCACTACTATCGCGACTAATATTAGAGAAATCCAACCTTTCTACCACCGAGATAAATTTTATATTGTATGGCGGTTTAAGCCCACTTGGGAAACTAACCGCATTGTTTTTTCTTTCGACACATCTCCAACTTTACTAAGTTGGACAGAGACAAATCTGCGTTCAAATGGTACAACGTCCCATACGAGAACGTATAGTTACGAACTACAACCGAACTCGTAGCCTTAAATCCACCCTTGACACTGTTTCCCTAAACCACTAATATCCAATTATGCCCGCTGCAAATGTAAAATCTAAAAGGCAGGTCGCCTATTTGCTCTCTAAAGTTTCGCCTCTTTCCAGTAAGGAACAGGGCAAACTAAAGAAGGAGCTTCATACCGGAGCCGTCAAAGTCGCAAAGAAATAACCTAGTGAATCCCGTCCTCGTAAAGCCTAAAAGAGTTCCTTCTCCAGAAGAACTGCGTGCTGACCAATTCGGCTTTAAGCCAGATGAGGAAGAACCGATGCCTGAATATGAGAGTAAAGGTCTTGCTGATAAAGCCTTTGAGGTGATCCGTAGGCATGAAGGTTTTAGATCGAAGCCGTACCTCGACACCAATAAAAATTGGACGGTCGGGATCGGAACCCTAATCGGTAAAGGAACCGACGCTGATCTCAAAGCCAGTCCCTTTTTTGGGAAAGAGATTAATGAGGAAGCGGCCAAAGCTTTGGCTACTAAAGCCATTGCCGAGAAGATTACGTTGGCTAAGAGGCTCGTTGGGCCCGACACGTTTAGCGATTTCTCGCCAGAACTTCAGGCGCAATTGGTTTCTGGGGCGTATAGGGGGGACATTACTGGCTCACCTAAAGCTCTAAAATTACTCAGCCAGAATGACTTTGCCGGAGCCGCCCGCGAAGTCTTGGATAATGAGGAGTACCGAAAAGCGAAAGAAGCAAAGTCTGGTGTGGCTACGCGGATGGAAGAGATGGCTTCCGTAATTAAAAAAGAAAAACCCATGAGTTTTCAAAGTGCCGTGGAGGGTCGTTTTAACCAGTTGCCCGTAACGCAGTAAAGCCTCAACAAAAAAGAACCAATGCCCGCCTATACCCTTAGCCAACTTGCGCCGATGCTCAACTCATACGTTGAGCCTGATGGCGACTTTAAGTCCAGCCTAAATCAAGTGCTTTCCCGTATTTACAATATGGGGATCTATCGTGATCTTACTGTGCAGTATAGTTTGCCCGTAGTCGATGGCTGCGTCACCCTCCCAGACGACGCCGATTCGGTATTGCATACAATGGTTGACGGGTTTCCTGTTCCCGTTCGGTCCTTGTGGCATGACTTTAAATCCGTAGGCATCGGCAACCTTTCCAATAACGCCACCACCCAATGGGGTTTGATTGATGCTGGCTACGCCCCCACCAAACAGCTTTTTGCCGCGCCTGTAGAAGACCTGTACATCGTATCCGCATCCGGTTCCAGTATCGCCCACACCTTTTCACCGGACGACGGCAGCGTAATCGAAGTAGTCGGTAGCGACGGAGACCAATTTTATACTGGGGTTTTGCTTACAGGCCCATACCGTATCAATTTTGATACGCCCGTTACAAGCATTGTGAGTGTTCGGTATGACAGCCTGACCGGATCTTTTGACCTCCGCACAACGGCTTTAGAGAGCAATACCACTATTGCAACAATCGGTCCAGACAGCGGCGTAACCCGTTACCGCCGATTCAGAATCAATGGGGCTACCGATGGTCAGACCGTAGTGCATGTGCTTTGCAAGCGGGCATTCCAGCTTTTGCGTAACGACAATGAAATTGTGCACGTAGGCAATATCGGCGCAATCAAGCAAGGACTCTTAGGTCGCCTGATGGAGGACAACGCCGACATTGAGCGAGCCCAATACCATTGGAACCAGTGTATGCTTTTAATGGAGGAAGAAGCTAACTCCAGTAGGGGGGCAGCTATCCCGCGACTCAATATCGATCCGTATGGGACTGGATCGCAAAGTCGCCTGTATCAACTTTACTAATGAAAGTCATCACACCCTCGGACGCGAACCGTAAACAGGCGCGTCTTGAGGCTAAACAAATGGGGGTCTTGTATAAGTCAATTACAAGAGGAGCAGGCAATGAGATCGGCATGATGGGTGAAATCCTTGTGCAAGAGATCATTGGCGGGGAGCGTGTCGGTGCTGTTAATCCAGCTTACGATATTATGCTGCCCAACAAAATAACTATTGATGTCAAGACCACAAAAGCCGCAGCCGTCCCCGAACCCCATTATGTTGCCCGTGTGTACGGTAGCGAGGCCAATAAGGAAAAGCTGTGTAGCAAATGTAATGTTTACTATTTCGTTAGGTGTAACCAACAAATGACTTTGGCTACTATTATCGGTTGGATGCCTGCCCGTGAGTTTATTGAGCGTGCAGTGTTCCTACCAAAAGGCAACGTGGACCCCAGCGATGGAAAACTTTCCTTTGCTGATGAGTTCACGTTGCCAATCTCGGAGCTTTATCCGCCAACGCTTAAGTTGACGAAGAAGCGTATTGCGATTTAGAAGTCGTCGCCCTTGTCGATATCGAAGTCCTTAGACAGATCGATCTCCCATACTTTACCCCCACCGTCACCCCTGCTTCGGACGGGTCGAATACCTTTGTTGTGCTTGCTGACCTCCTCAAGGACCGTCATGCCCCTACGCACAAACTCAAGGTTGTTGCTGTTGCCGACGCTACGGCCACCGTTTGATTCGTGCAGGACGACAGTGAACTCGGTAAGCGTGCCACGCCATTTGGGTCTTTCGGTATACTCACGGACCTTCTTAGCGAAGAACTCCACCATTTCAGCAATCGCTGAACGTGAGCTATTGTCATAGGCCGCTGCTTCAATAAACGAGTCGATGTAGGTTTTGACCCCGAAGCGACTTGAATCCTTAACCTCAAGCGGAGCTTTCCAATCAATAAGCCACTTAAGGAAGTAGGGCAACTCTGTGGCAATTGTGCTTTCGACAAAGTCGTTTGACCCAAACTTTACCTTGTGCCCGCCACTGATACGCAACGCAATGATCTTGTCTCGGTTGCTGCTATCCAATGACGGCAGTGCAGCAAGGGAGTTTGCGTCGAGGTTAAGAGACATCATGACGCGACCGGACCACGGCAGCGGGATAGCGTCCGCATACTTAGCGTGATACTCAAGCCTAGGATTGGCTACGCAACGCTTCGTAAGTTCCACGAATTTACGCTGGTCTGCATAGGTTGCCGCAGCAGTTTGGTCGTCGATAACCCAAGCAGCAGAGCCGCAGAGATCGCGGTTGAAGTTTGTTTTGCCCGACAAGTAATCCGAAGCATCACTAAACCCGCCGACTGAGGCACCAATAATCTTGTTGGTCAGTAGCGTCTTGCCGTGCCCCGTTGGCCCCAATAGGATAAACAGTTGTCCTTGGTCGAGCCGATGGTTAAGGATAGCCAAATAGAGCCGCTGATACCATGCAAGGAAGTAGGGTAGCGTCGAGTTTCCGTTGTCATCATCCGCGAAGAACGGGATTACGAACTGGTGAATCCAAGGCCAGTTGGCTGGATCTCCGTTGTCCGCAGGTTGAACCGGAACAGCCCTACAGTTATTGAGGATCTTGCGACCGTTGAAGCAGACCACGCGGTCCTTTGAGAACACAACTGGTGCGACTTCCTCGACACGGCAATCATTTGAGATAGAGAGGATAGCCTGCTCAATCTCGGTGATCGTCTGGTTCTTCTTCATCTTAGGGCAGAAACCAGCCTTTCGTAGTTCCAGAATAAGCTGATCTTTTGGGATAGCTACCGGACTACCGTCAAGGAGTTTGTAATAGTTCTTACCATTAAACCAGTATTGGTTAATAAGGTGAGACAGTTTCTTCTCCTCAAACTGGTCGAGGAACTTCTTGCCCAAGATTTCACGCCATGATGCGAACCCTTTTCCGGCACGGTCAGAATAGCAGATCATGCCGTCTTCTCGAACCTGACAGCCGTCACGGTCGATGCCATCATCAATCCAGAATAGCGGACCCCTTGCACCGACTACGAAATCACCCTTCCATCTATTTGGGAACTTACGTAAGACTTCGGCAGCGATATCATCAAGCGGAACATTCGTATCCGATGTCCTAATCGGCGTATCATTTGCGGCTTTAAGTAAGATTGTTCGGGCAAAGTTAATCGGGATCTGGTCTCCGATCTTAGTCCAATTAGTCCCGATCTCAAAGTACTGAGACGGCTTGAGGCTTGTCTTATCAAACCCGCCTAAGAGCATCGAAGCTTTCAGGGCATCGCAGAGCCGCTTCAAGAAAGCGGGCGCAATATCTGGCGCGATAGGAAGCGGTGAGTCGAACTCCCATACGAGGCGCACGAAACCGGAATAGGTTTTGGACCTCCATGTTGGCATGGGTGATCCGTCGCATCGAGTCTTAAGCACTTGATCGATTGTATTCCAATCGACGGGAACGTCATCAAAGTCCGCGACAAAGCCGTGAATCTTGTTGACAGGGTTCTCTGTGCTAATCCTAGCGTTTGGGGAGTCGCCTTCAGCCATTGAATAAAAGCAATGGTCTGTTGAATCCTTAGCACACCACTCTCGGTATTCCGCTTTATTCGCGAATGTCGGGCATGTATGCGTAAGGGTTGATAAGTCATCAGTTGCCGCCGTAACGACGGCGCGGTTGTTTTTGAGGTAGCGGTATTTCATTTGGTGTAAAAGTCTAAGATTTCTCCTTCAGCGGCAACAGGAATGTCAGGAATCCATGACGGTGCTGTGTGCATGATTTTAAGGATATCGGAAAGGGCTTGCTCTGCGTGCTCTTCAGGAACCTCGCAGACCATTTCGTCATGGACGTGGAGAATTACAGGATAGCCAGCAGCGTCAACACGAATCATCATGTCTGAGAAAATATCTCGGGCTAATCCTTGAGACATATTTTCCGTTAAGATCCCGCCCCATAGGGCGAAGTCGCGCATCTGGCCGTTGCGGACTAGTTTGCCGATGTAGCGGAAACGATTCATTCCGCCTGTCTCCTTCATCCGTTTGAGCTTGCCGTATTGCATAGAGCGGCCAGACGGTAGATCCAAACCAAAAGGTTCTTCAAGATTATATGCCATCACCATATCCTGATCCAGACTGCGCCAGTATTTGACGACGGTGGACATCTTATCGCGATACGTCTTAACGGCAACCTCTGCTTCAGCCATTGGCATGTTGCTGAATACGGAGAACTTGTTTGGTCCCATCCCGTATCCGCAGCCTAAGACGATTGACTTCACCTTGTGCCGTAGTGCCTTATCGTATTCCCTAAGTTGGCCGTTAGCCGGATCGTGCAGACCCAACAACACACCGAACGCATGGTAGATGTCATCGGATTCCCGAATCAGGTTTAGGGCTTTCGTGTCTTTTGAAAGCCAGCAAAGGGTGCGGACTTCGATCTGTGACAAGTCAACCACGATAAGCTTATATCCGTCCTTTGGTTTAATCATGTGTCGGAAGTTGACCCCGAACATAGCGTCTCTCGGTAGATTTTGCAGGTTCAGGTTACCGCCACTACCGCTGAAGCGAGCCGTGGGGTTCGCCCCGCAATACATAAGCCCACCGTAATAGCGACCGTCGGGCATGGTTCCGGCATCGAAAGCTTCAAGCTTGCGGAGGAAGGCGTTGATCCGGCGATAGCTTTGAACAGCACGCGCCCAAGGACAGGCTTGTTGATGTGCAGCAAACCACGCATCGGCCTCTTCGCTATCTTGAGCGAGCGAGGATGGTGGCGTGATTCCTTGCTTGCGGCATTGCTCATTAAACGCTTTGCGGGACAGGGGGGTGTAGTCTCCGATCCACGGGATGCTTTGCTCTGCTTCAAATAGTTCTGTTTTGATCTGACTCAGGTTCTTCTGCAAGAGGTCGGTGTCAATAGGGAGTCCACGCTGACCCACTTTACGGTTCACATGACTGATCCGGCGTTCCGATTCCGGCCACTTATGCGACAGTTCCTGCCACAGCTTCAAACAGAGTTCAGCGTCCTTGATGGCATACTCTTTGACTTCTTTCTTGAAGTCCTCAGTCATGTTACCCCACTGCTTGCCTTTCATGTTATCCCGTGTGGTCTTCGTGATTTCAGTGCCGAAGACTGCCGCTGTGGCGTTCTTGAGTGACCTCGGCAAGCCTAAGAAGGCTACCATGTCAGCAGTGCAGTAGCAGTTAAAGTCTACCTTCTGATACCATCCTTGTTCAACCCCGTAAAGGTAGAGCGATTCGTCGAACGATGCGTTGTGCATCACTACGTTGTTACCCCTAAGTGAATCCCAATTAAAGTTCTTGGGGTGTCCTGCATAGGTTTGTCCCTCCTCTCCTACAACGGTAACCATATAGGCATCGAATGCCGGATGGGAGAAATAACCTCTCGGGCCGAGGGTTGTGATGGAGCAGTCGCTATCGTAATAGGACTCAAAGTCTAGTGCGTATGTTTTCATGGTTGGTATTTGGTTGGTTTACGCGGTAGGTAAAAGCGTGTAGCTTGGTAACTAATTTTCTTAATTACGTCATGGGGGTCGCTAACAAACTGGTGATCCGCAATCCACTTCTCAGCTTCTTCTTTCGATTGGAATTCCATAATGTTTTTTCCGTTGCGTACAGTCGTAACGAAGTTCCAGCTTTGGTGGAATAAAGACACATATTGATTGACCATATATTTTCCCTTCTTCTTCTTCTCATCAGTTAGCCACTCGTCTGCCATGACATGACGAATAACCTCGATTGACGTTGCGATAGCACCGTCAAAAAGACCAGATAGTCCTCTACCTTTGAATACGAGAGGGTTCTTTTCGTGGGCTAGGACAAGTACGTTCGATCCAGAATCGAGGGCGCGGCGGATGAATAATTGTTCGTTCCAATCATAGACTGCATCGCAACCAATGAGTTTCATAATTCCCTCCGCATTCAATGTTTTACCACTCATAGATGGTCCGTATACTATATGCATGTTCGTTTTGGTGTGTTGGTTCATTTTAGTTTGTTGGTTTGTTGGTATTCTGATTCCAGTTTCAAGGCGTAAAGAGACCCTGCACGATAAACTTAAGCGGTTTATCGTGCAGGGTTGGTTTATTATTCAGGGTCTAGTTCAAACTCCAGTTGTTCGACAATGGGGTTCGACACACGGATACGATCCATCTCGTTATCAATTGCTTGTGCAACAAGAGTGAGCGATGCTTTTTGGACTGAGACTTCTACGATCTGGTTTTGCAACTCAACGATGTTGCCATCAATGGTCTTGATGACAGCACGGATTGAATCAGCTTCACGTTTCAGAATAGCCAACGGGTTCTGTAGAGCTTCCATTAGTTTGATCCTTTCGTTAGGCGGTTTGCGAAATCGATAGCTTCGGCTGGAGCATTCTCCTTCGTAATGCTCAAGGTAGGCACATACCAGCTATACTTACCCTTAGACATCAATTCGGTCCCAAAGCTCCAGAAGCGAGTAGCGACTGAGATATCTGGGTTGAATGTCTGGAAGGTGAACAGACGCTTATACGTCAAACGATAGGCATCCTTCTGTACTGTGATACGCCCGATTTGATAGTTCCCCTCCCCAATTGGATACGGGAACAAACTATCATCGTCTCCGGTCTGTGGGATTAGCAGAATAATTTCTGCAAACTCAATGACCTCATACGAGCTATCGTTGGCGAGTTCCTTTGCTTCAGACTCCGAGGAAACAATCTTCGGGATGTAGTCTTCACCAAATGGGACGTTCTCTTTCCACCGTTTAGTGGCACCAATCACGACGACGGGTGTTTTCTGTTCGGCCTCAAGCAACACGGAATCCTGATCGATGACAACAGCACCAATAGGGCCCTTGATCTCAGACATCTTTTGGATGACATTAAGACGGGGGATGTCGATATCCTGTGCGGAGAAGGACATACTATTGTTGGCGGGGGTCGCCAGTGCTTCGGTTTCTTTCACTACTACGTTTGCGGTTTCTGCTTTACTACTCATGGTTTCAGTTTCTGTTTAAGATCGGTTGTTGCGTATGCTTACTAATGGGGACAACCGTAACTCCCAGTCTCCTCATTTGGAGGAAAGTGTGTATCGTGTAGGACCAACCTCAACGATGCCCAGATCAATAGCTTCTTTTTCGAAGCTGTCAACGATAAAAGATTTTTTTCCTTTCGGAGCCTTTTCGTGCAGCACCTTTGAGAGTTGGTTGAGGGTCAAGTCTGCTGCCTCAATTACTTCCGTCAAGTCCAAACCGTGACGAACTGCGAGTTGGGCAAGATAATTTTTCTCTTTAGTTTTCTTAAGTGCCCCCATTGATTTCAGTTTAAGTGATTCAAACTCAACACCATCGTGTGCCATTCCGGTTGCTTTATGCTTGATGCCGGATGCCCAGTTCTCGACGATCTTAGCTACGATATAAAGTTTTTCAATCGTCTCTGTGTCCTCGATCTCGCTTGCGGCGATTGGCCCATCCGGCAAAAGGTCAGGTCGATATCTCCGCACCACCTCAATAGCAACGGCACCCAATGCGGGGCAGTGTTCTTCGTGGCGGCAGAAGCGGCAGTTCACGGAGGGGTTGAGGTCATCCAGATCGATGGTCTTGTTGCCCCACTTAGGTCGTGTGGTCTCAGCGGCGATAATGACATCAGAGATCTCTTTGCGGAGTTGATCCATCCCGCTCCGCTCAAAGCGACCGATAAGAATCTCATTGCGCTTAGGAACTAAGAAAGCAAAGTGAACAGTATCAAGGTGCGGGAACATTTGGAATGTAGCAAGTACATAAGCTTTCGCCTGCCAGTTGGAGTTTGGCGAGTCAATCTTGCTAATGCCTGTCTTGTAGTCAATCTGAAGACCGACGTTGCCCTTCCACGCTACGATGTCAGACGTTCCGAAGGTTGGTGTCTTGCAGTCAAGGTCGAGCACCAGTCGCATTTCTCGTTTAATGGTCACCCCCTCAACACCCCCAAACACATTGTCAAAGGTTTCGAGTTCTTCGGCAAGCATACGCTCGTATATCTGGACCTCTTCTTCGTTGTGTAGGGCACTCGTATCCCTTACCTCAAGGGCTTCGTGGATACGGGTTCCCATTTCAGCGGCAGGATTTGTTCCATCTTTACCGTGATAGCCGGAACAGATGGAGTAATACTTCAAAGATGAAGGGCCAAATTCAGCGTGTGCGCGTTCGGAGTGGTCTACGGTGTTCATATTAAATGTTCTTTTTAGCTTCGCACATCGCCTTTGCCCATTCGTAGCTTTCGCGACTTACTTCTTCGCCCAATGTGCTACCTTCAGGAACGCTAAGATTCTCAAATTTATTGAAGGCGTAACCTAAAAAGGCAATACCAGCCATAAAATCGATTAGAGTAACCTGTGCGGTGTGTTTGCCAGCAACGGTTTTGTTTGCTTTTTTAAGTTCACTGAATGTTGTGTCTGTGCTCATGTGTTTGGTGTCCCTTGTTGCGCGTGAAGCGTGTCCAGAGCCAATCTTTTTTTCTCCAGCTTGTCAACGATTTTTTCTTCGATTGTTTTTGAGGCAACCAGAACCCGTTGAACCACAGGGCTTTTCGCGCCAACTCGATGTATTCTCCCTAGGGTTTGGATGTAGTCCTTCACGTTAAACGTGGGGGAGATGAGACTCATCCTCGGGTGTCCACCTTCCGTATCGTGCAGGGATACGCCGACTCCACCTGCCGCGATGTTGCAGATAATCACGTTCGTCTGGTTCGTTTGGAACCGTTGGATGTTGTCCTCTCGCACCATTGCGGTCTGCCCCCCGACAATTACGGAAGCGTTTGGCAGGGATTCGGCAATAGCTTTGACGGTATCGGTAAAGTTTACAAACACCGCAACGCTGTATCCTTCGGCACACGCGTCTGCAATCATGTCTAAGATATCGGAGACTTTGGCAGCTTCGGCAAGTTGTCGGGCGCGGAGGATCTCTACAAGAATATGGGGTGACGCACCGCCATCTTCAAGGAACTGGTCTACAATTTCTGGGGTAACTCCGTGTTGTTTGTAGAAGCGAGCAATGTCCGTTAGCGAGGAGAAAGCGAGTGGTTCCGTAATAACATGACTATCTGTAAAAGCATTTGGCAGATCCTTAGGTGTCAGCTTTACACAGTTGGTGGAGTAGAGTTGCTGGTTAAGAGGTACCAATTTTGGTACGGGTCCAGCCACCCAATTATTCCAAGGGTCTCTCTTGCAGCCGTACTGCATCATCCAAGAGAACCAACTTTTCTTCTGCCCCTCCGGCTTATTCAACGAGTGCAGACCTAAGGCAAAACCTAAAGATCTCATTTCTGTGGGGTCTTGGCACGCGGTAGCAGAGAGCATTAGGTTGAAGTATCCAGCTTGCTTCGCTGCGACAAGCATCTGAGAGTTCTGACTAAATGGGGCTTTGCACTTATGGCACTCGTCCCAGATAATTAAAGTGCCCTCCGGCAGTTGCCAACGATAAATCTTCTTAGCGACCTTTACGATGTGCTCGTTGCCCCGTTTCAGTTTCTCATAGTTTAAAATGAAAAGGGGTTTGATGCCGACCTCCTTGAACTCGCGCTCCCAGTGCGGGATCACAATCTTAGGGCATACGACAACGACCGGACTGCCAAACTCTAAGGCTACATGGCTAGCGATAACGGTTTTCCCAACCCCAGTTTGGCTGCTATCTAATGCGCCTTGGTGTATGCGTAGTGCTTCTTTTAAGAAGTCAACTGACTTTCTTTGCTTTGGGAATAGCGTTTTCATATCTTCTTACTTGTTCAAGTTTCTTGATTCGGTTTTCGGGTATAGCGTATTGTGCTTTTCTGATCTCGCTCAGACAACTAATGCATCTGGTTCGGTGGCACTCGTAGAACTCACGCTTAAGTTTATCCTGCTGGCATCGACGGCACCACTGCAACTCAATACTCATCTTCGACTTTCTTCTTCAACTCATCGAGTCCGTCCCAGACTTTCTCAAGTCTCTGGACGGCTTCGTTCACTCGCTCCTCAAGCATCTCATCGTATTCTAAATACATGTCGCGCCAGCGTTTGGCTTCCTCCTGCCACAATGCATTTTCTTTGGCTAGTCCTAGGTTTGCTTCGCGCAAGACCTCAAGATCTTTTGGCAGACAAATCATGTCTTTGTGTTCAACCAACTTGTCAGCGTATTCTTGTGACTCTCTCAGTTGCTCGGTCAAAGAGTCAACTCGCTTGAGCATTTGATAGTAGTTCTCTTCGTGCGCCAAAGCGCGTGATCTCCAGATTTCAGTTTCGTTCTTCATGGTGTCCATAGGTTCAGTGTTCTGAGAAAGGCTTCTGCGCGTTGGGCGGCAGTTGCGTGATAAATCCAGCCAATATTCCTCATCGCGTCCGATAGGTATGATTGGTATTCATCCCAAAGTTGCGGGTCTCCCATTGTGCGCTCCGCTTCGTGCA